TTAAAATAAACAAATGGCAATGCAACCAAACGATCCAGCAAACTTCACGCCGTCATCCGAAACGGATATCGGCGGTAACATTGCTGGTCGCTTGTTTGATGTTGTCCGCCAGCTTCAAAAGAATCGTGAATCTGCTGCTGGTGTGCGCAGACCTACACCTCTAGCTCAAAACGTTGCCGGAGGTGACGAGGTAATGTCTGCATTATTTAAACATAAAGAGAATGAGCAAAAGCAAAATGCCGCCCCAGCTTCTTGAACACTTCAAGAAGAAAGAAGCCAAGAATCCTGACGGCTCCGAGATGTCGGATAAAGAAAAGCGCAAAGCTGCGTTAGATAAAGCACGTAAGTACAAGAAACAAAAAGATCAAAAGTAAGGTACGATTAAAGTACCGTTGCTAAATTGTTGTGCCTGCTTACGTTCATTTAGCTCACCGCCGCAACGCTAAAGCTGCCGCACGCAATCAACAAATTAAAAAACCACGCAACCTGGAAGCTCTTAAAGAAGCCAGGGAAGATTTTGGTTTTTTCTGTGATTATGTAGCTGATAAACCCCCGGCAGCACACCACAAAGAATGGCATAAGCACTTTGTGACAAACGAAGATAGCTCTTGTCTTCTTAAAATCGCTGGTCCAAATATTGATCTACTTGCCCCACGGGGTTCAGCCAAGTCCACAATCCTTGGTTTATTTACGGCATGGGCTATTGGTATCCATACTCAAGCCAAGAAACCACTGCAGATTCTTTATCTCTCTTACACAGTTGATATTGCCCGCTCCAAGTCGGCAACCATTAAGCGCATCATTGAAAGCAAACGATATCAAGAAGTATTTCCATCCGTACGTCTTCTTAAGAACGTAACCAGTAATGAGTACTGGTCCATTGACCATAAATTTGCTGGCATTGACGTAACTGGTGAAGAACAGTTCACGCTTTGTGCCGCTGGTCTCAAAGGCTCCGTGACCTCCAAACGAAGCCAGCTGATCATCATTGATGACGCCATCAAATCAGCAGCAGATATTGCTAACCCTGACATCAGGAAAATGATGCAGGAGAACTGGAATGCTGTGATTGCTCCCACCATGTTTGAAGGAGGACGCGCGATCTGTCTTGGTACGCGTTTCCGCCATGATGACATTCACTCAACAACATTCAACGAACAAAACAACTGGACACAAATTGTTCTTTCTGCATTGATCAATGATCCCAAGACAGGGGAAGAGATTTCGTATTGGCCTGAGATGTGGTCTGTTGATTACCTCAGGGAGAAACGCAGGCAGGCGCCAATTGCATTCTCATTCCAGTACATGAATCAAATCGTCAGACAGAACGAGCTGTCCCTGGCGCCAGAGTTGATTGTTAAAGCTGAGATTGCAACGGAGTTTGATACGCTTGGCGTAGGGGTTGACCTATCTGCTGGTACTAAAGAGAAAAATGATTACACCGTAATGGTTCTCGGTGGTCGCATTGGAGATCAAATTCATATCATTGATTACCGCCGCATTCGCGTGATGGGCAACCTTGAAAAACTTGACGCCCTCAAAGAACTTTTAAATGATTGGTCTGTGATTGGTAAAGATGATAACGACCATTACTTCCCAACGTATTCAACGTGTGATATTTGGAGTGAGGCGGTTCAGTACCAGGCATCTCTAGAGGCTGACTTTAAGCGTGTTTGCTTAAATAACGAAGGCCTTTACAACTTGATTTGGCATCCTGTCAAAGGATTCCGCGCAGATAAACTCGCTCGTTTCCGTGGCATTATGGGTATGTTTGAAGACCGCAAGATTATCTTCAATCGCTTCCGTAACTTCACAACATTGTTTGATGAGTTGACTAACTTTGGCGTTAGCAGTCACGACGATTGCGTCGACGCCTTGGTCTGGCTTGTTACTGGTTTAGCACGCAAAGGACAATTGCATCTTGATTACTGATTTTAGAATAAGAAAAAAAGCAGTATTTCAGTGGGACCCGAGTATTTAGCTATTGGCCTAAGTGCCATTATTTCTGCGGTCACGGGTGGATCGTGGGTAGCCAATAAGATTTTGAATCGTCAAAGTGATCAGATTCAACAAGCCATGAGCTATACAAGTTCACAGAAACGTCGCATTGATTTACTTGAAGATCAAATTAATCGCATGCCACTTGACTACGTTCTTAAAGTTGATTTCTTAAGAGAAATTCAAGAAATGCACGACAATTTTCGCGAAATCAACAATAAGCTTGATAAGCTTATGGAAAAGCTTTTGTCAAAATGAGTTACATTCTTGAAGTACAAGAAGACGAAAACGGAGATTCGTATATTGTTCTTCCTGATGAAGTAATCGAAGAGCTGGGCTGGGAAGAAGGTGATGTGCTTGAGTGGGATGTCCGTGGTTCTGGCATCATCCTTACAAAAGTAAATGACGCCAGCGGATACGAAGTCATAGAAGAGTAAAATAAAAGGATTAAAGAGTGTAGGACATGTTTTACGCAGGAGAGTCAAATGTCCCTGGTGCAGCAGGTAACTTGCTTGCTGGTGGCAATGTAAATTGGCAAATCAACCGTTCCCCAGGTGCGCTTGGTGGCCGTTCTGGTGAACAGCTGAAGCGTTTATACGAAGGTGGCACACAGCAAAATCAACAACTTAATGACGAGCTAATGAGGCGCGGCATCATGCCTGGTGGCCCGCAACTGCCCCTTGCATATCAACAGTACGGCGGTCAAGTTCCAATGGGAAACGCTGGCTTTTTTGCAGGGCCTCAACTGGGTCAAACAATTCCGATGGGTTTTCAAAATAAATACGTTTCCTGAAACTGTTAACATCAAAGTATAAAGAACACGAGTAATGGCAGACGCTAAATCCAGGCTCAAGGAAATTGTTGATGCATACCTTGATAAAGACAGCGGTACCGTTGTTGACACTGGAATTGTTGCGTCTCACATTGCTCAGATGAAACTCTTTGGCATTCGCCAAGGAGTTGAGTTTTTTCCATCACAGGACAACTTCGGTGCACAGCGCAAGGATTTCCTTGATCGCGTATTGAAGTACAACAAGATGGATACACGCCTGGATTCCATCTGGGAGTATTTCCTGTGTGATGGTAAAGGTCTTTTTTACATTCGTCCCACCAAGCAAAGCTACAGGCTCTACTACTTCCGCAATCACGAATACCGTACGTTCTACAACGTTGACGGCGAGCTTGACCAAGTTGTGATCATCTACAGCTATAAGGTAAAGCGTGGCTTTGGTTTTGGTGACCAACTGAATACAGCAGATCTTACTGGAAATCAAACCACTGGATCACCAGGCCACAAGCGTTACATCCGGCTGTCAATCAAAGCAAAGGAAATTGAGGAAACTCATTCTGATGCAGAGCTGTCTTTTGATATGCCTTCTTACACCCTGACGGGTGAAACCAAGAAACTTAAGAACTCTTTGGGATTTATTCCCTGTGTCGAGATCTTCAATAACCCCAAAGGTTTTTCTACTGAAGGCGTCGGTGAATTTGATGCCTTTGCCAATCAGATTTGCATTCATGATGAACTGATCCGCACTATGCGGAAGAATGTTCAGTTCTTTGGTAATCCCACACTGCTTTCCTCCAGGCCAAAAACCGATCTGATGGAAGCAGGTGGTGATGCTGTGGTACAGCGTCCATCGATTGCAGCAAACTCTGGCTTTGCTAGTGCCAATCCTTTAAGCCAGTCTCGCTTCAAAGCAGATCCCGTCAGTCGTGGCGTTGATGGTCAGATTCGTGTGCCACGTGTGATTGCAAACCTGGAGCCAAATGACCGTGTCGGTTACATTGTCCCTGACGCTATTACGGGCGATCAAAACGCATTTGCACGTCAATTCCGAGAAGAAATTCGTACAGCGCTTGGTGGTGTTGATGAACTTTCCATCTCCGCAGGTGTGACCGCAACGGAGTACAAATCTCTGTTTGGCCGCGTTGCGGCAACATCCAAGAAAAAAGCAAATGCAATTTACACCCATGGCATTTGCCGGTGTCTTGAACTGATTATTTATCAAGAAGAGCAGCTGTTCAAGGCGACGCTTGCATCTGCCGCTGGAATTGAAAAGCCCGTAGACCTCCCTCAGGGTGCGCCACAAGAAGAGCAAGCTGCTTATGATGAAGCTTTAAAACTTTATAACGAACAGCTGAAGAAATTAATGATGGCCTGTGTGGAGTCCCAGCAAATTCCACCAGGTGTTATGGGCTTAATTCCTGATGGTGATGTTACTGTCATTTGGCGTTGGCTTGGTCCTGTTTATGAGGATTCAACGCAAGACATCCTGAACAACTCTATTGTTGTCCGAAATTTACAGGAATTAGGTGTTGATAGCATTGAAGCACTGAAATACCTCTTCCCGTCCAAGACGGATGAGGAACGGGCCGAGATGTTATCTGGGTTTCCGTTCAGGATGGTGAACGAATTACAGAGTGCATACTCTCAATTTGCTCGCCTTGTGGGGGGAATGATGCAGACTCCCCACCCGCAGGCACCGGACCTTCCGATGGCTGCGGATCCAAGATTGGATTTAACGCCATATCTGTATCGAACTTTAGAAGCTCTACAAAAGGAGATGAGTTATGCAGGACGCTACCGTCCAATCGATCCCACAGACGAGCCCGTCGCCAGCAGCGGTGGCGCCCAGCAGCTACGTGGTTCCGGCAGCTCCGGCAGCCAACAGCTACCAGGCAGCTCCAGTGCAGTACCAGGTGGGTACCAGCTACCCCCAAGCGGTACCTCAGGCGAGCCCCAGCTACCAATCCGCCCCTACTCAGTACGCCCCCCAATCCCAACCGGAGACGGGCAATCCGTGGGAATCGGCGTTCAACAAGGTGGTGAATCTGCTGAGCGCACCAGTGCAATCCCCGTTCCAGGGTCAACCATCAGCGATTCCGACTCAGTACAGCCCGGCCAATTACGGCCTGCCCAACAGCAACCCAGCTACGCAACAATCGGCGACGCAGATCTCGTCAGCCAACCGGGCCTTCTCGCCCAACTCTTCCCAAATCTCCTCGAGTCTTTACTCGGCGCTGGACGGTCTTCAGCCGACACCGGAAGTAAACAACGCGATCGCGGATTACCTGCAGCTAAACGAGGAAAGCCGTCACGTCGTTGATGCTTACGGCTGGAATGCTCCTGCAGTTCTGAACAACTATGCTCTCCAACTGGAAGGCATGCTGGACAGCGCTGTTGCCTGGGGCTCCCAAGCCAAAGATCTGATCCAGGGTTATGCCGGCTTTGCTGTTGGCGAGCATCAGGAGAATCTGGCTTACAACGAAATCCTGACCAATCCTGACGTCCTCAGCGATTACACGCTGAAGTTCTTCGGCCCCGAAGGTCCGTATCCTGTGTACGAATCGGAAGGTGAACTGGAGCGTCCTGGCTACCCCACTGAAGAAGTTAACGACTTCATGGGTCAATTCCCTGCTCCTCCTTCTGCAGCTGCTCCTCAGCAGCCCGAAAACTTCTGGGGCAGCTTTAGCGAGATGATGAATCGCGATCCCCAGAATGCATGGCGCGTTCTGAACCAAGCTCAGCCTCAAGTTGTTGCTAACAAACTTCTTGTGATGGAGTGAGGCAGATGCGACCACTAGGACAAACACGTCCCTTGCTTGCATATGGAGTCCCCGCTGCTGCCGGCTTGGCAGTTGGCGGGGCTCTTGCCGCTCAAGGTGAAGATCCCGGCAGTGCATTACTTGGCGGTGCAGCTGCTGCTTTAGGTGCTCGTGGTGGCTTAGGTGCCGGTCGTCTTGCCGGACGTTACGCACCGATGTTGATTGAGAAAGCACAAGAGAAAGCTGTAATCCCTCTCGGCAATATTGTTGGCAATGTGGGTCGTCAGCTCCATGGCGAATCAAACCTGCGCAGCAAGGCAATCGGCAAGGCTGCGGATATTATTGCAGCTGCAGAAGGTGCTTCTATTACGCCTGGCGGTCAACGCGCTGTTCGCAATGTAGCTGCTGGACTTGCTGCACCAGCCGCCGCTGGACTTGCAGGTCTTGGTGGCGTTGCTCTTGGCGCAATCCCTGGCGCTGTTGGCGTCCCAGGTTTTGTTCAAGATGCCGCAGTTGATCCCGAAGCTTACGGTTCCAGTAATTCTGTTGGCGCTCGATACAAGACGTCGACAATGCAGTACGTGTAATAAATAAATTACCGACTGCTAAAATTTGTGTTAGATAAGACATATTATTGTCTGAATCTTTCACCCGATAACAAACACTTCCTGCGACACTGGAGGATAAAACAAAGTGTTCATTGATAACGATTTTCCAAAGATTCTGGGTGCTGAATTATATCGGCCCCACCCTGCTTACATTGCCGAGATGGCTGTGGAGCCCGTGGTTGTTCACGACTTCACACGCCAGCCCGGCCAAACAGTTCAGTTAGACCGCTATAAGTTCTGGGGTACCCCTGGCACCAAGGACAGCCGGGAGCGTATTGCTGACCAGACCATTGGTACTGCCAACAGCCGTAACATCACAAAGGAAAAGGTGTTGGTGGTGCTCAAAGAGTACACCGGCCCTGCTGATCCGGGTGATCCGACTCAGCCTAGCACCTTTAAGATTGCCCGAGAGACCCTGATCACGGCTCAGCGCCTGCTCTTGGACTCCGGCAACTTAAATATGTTCCACCAGTCGATCGGTAGCCTGACGCTGCTGGACGACTACCGGCGCTGGCGCGACCGGGTCTTTATTGACGAATTAGCTAAAGCTGAAGCCAATGGTGCTGCTTCTACCAGCCAGGGTGGTTACTACTTCGCTGGTGGTAAGACCAAAGATTCCTCCGGTCGCATTAAGTACGAAACCGCTGAGTACACTGCCGAAGTGCAGCAGTTCCAGGTGCGTACTGACCTGCTGACCGTTGTTAAGGACCTGCGTAAGCGCAACGTTCCTACATTCGCTGATGGTCTGTATCGCTGCATTTGCGATCCTACCTTCATGATGCACCTGCGTCGTGACCCAGACTTCCGCGAGATCGCTCGTTACGCTGGTAATCCTGGCCAAGGCATGTACATGGGTAACCCCATGATGCCGAACAACGCCAGCTTCTACATGGGTCCTCAGGCTGGCCAAGCCTACTTCCTGGGCGGCGAGCCTGTGATGCCTACTGGCGTGCAGTTTGAAGGCGTTAAGTTCTTCGAGTCCACCAACTTCCCGACCAAGAACGTTACTGCTTCGTTCGACGGCGGTTCTACCTACGCTTCCAAGGAAGTTGCCCAAGGCTTCTTCTTCGGTCCTCAGTCGGTTGGTGTTGGTATCGGCGGCCCGAACGCTCAGGTTCTTATCAACAATAACGACGATTTCAGCCGTTTTATTATTCTTATTTGGCAACTGTACGCCGGTTTCGAGATCCTGAACAAGGATTTTGTTACGACCAGCTACAGCTTTGTGCAGGATGACGGTACCGTCTGATTGTTAAACTAATACATCTACACAAAAGGGAAAATAAATGACCTATTTGTCCGCTAAAAAAATCTTCCCAGGCAACTGGGCCGAGCCGCTGAACGGCTGGTACAAGAACATTGATACCAACGACAACGGCACCAATGATGGTTCTAAGGGTGGCCCCACTTCGGTGCTGGCTATCCCTGGCTACCGCTACTTCCAGCAGCGTGGTTACGTGCCTGTCACCACCACCTCTGGCGCTGGCGCCATTGCTTCCGGCAAGGTGATCGTTCCTTCGCCATACCGCCAGGACGACACCCGCCCCGACATTACCGGCATGGTGATTTCCGGTAGCGCCGACCTGCCTGCTTATGTGTATCGCGCCACCATCTCCGTTGCTTCTGGCTGGGGTGATGGTCGTGTTGCTTCCGGTATCTACGCTGCTTCTGGCAACGTGATCACCTTCGCCACCGGCCTGACCTCGACCGGCACCGTGGGTGAAGCTGTGGCCCAGGCCAACCTGGTCTCCACCACCTCTGGCACTCAGTCCGGCGAGATCTTCTTCGCTGGTGGTACCGCTGGTTACAGCTCCCAGCCCTTCCTGACCGCCACTGGCGCTACAGGTGTGCTGCCGAACCTCGTCTACAAGCAGATCACTGGTGCTGCTACGTACTACGTGCAGGCCCGTGAATCGCAGACTGCTACCTCCACATCTGGTGGTTGGTACATCTCCAGCGGTGACGCATCTGCTAATCGCACGGGTTACTTCGTGGTTGAAGTGTGCTACCTCCAGCCGGATGAAGCTCCTGGCTACGAAGATATTGATGGTTATCTGCTGGGTCGCACTGTTAGCTGATTAGGGTAAACTAGGACCAGAATACATCTGGTCCTTATGCTCTATAAGCACAAAAAGACGGCTGCACGCGTCAAAGTTGTAAGCGAATTTGATAATGGCGATTGGTACATGGTCGAAGACCAGGACGGTCGCCTTTTCACCGCTTATCAATCTGAGCTGGAGCCGGATGAAGAAGCAACAAAGAAAGTAAAAACGCTTCAAGTAAAAGACAAGGCTGCGCAAGAGGAGCCGCGTTCCTTCCCGCCCGACACACGCTTAAATATCAATGGCGCTACCGCTCAAATGATCGCAGATCATATTAAGGGTATCGGCTTGAAAACGGCCCGAGAGATTAAAGATCTTCAGATGTCGTTATCGGGTGAAAGGTTTAACAATCTCGAACAGTTAAAACAAATTAAGCGGGTGGATTGGGATTCCGTGTTCGCGGCAAACCTCATTCGCGTCTGACAACTCTCTCCTCATCGACCCCTGGGAAACCAGGGGTTTTTTAGTTTTAAAATAAGAAATAAAACTGATAATGGCTGAACGCAGTATTGTAGATGTTGGTAAGTTTCTCCAGAAGTACGGTTTAAACGTTGGAGAAAATCCTGCGTTCGGTGGCGTTGGCGGGGGCCATTCTCCAACTGGTTATCATCCTAAGGGTCTAGCAATTGACGTCAGGGATTGGCGCCCTGATGTAGCACCTGCTTTTGAAGGAGGTAAACCGATCCCCTGGAAACAACGCACCGGTGAGCTTAAATGGCGCGCAAAACAACTGGGTGTATTTACTGAAGTATTAGGCCCTGGCGATAAGGGCCATGACACGCACGTTCACCTTGCTTTACAGAATCCACAGGCAATGAGTAATGAACAGCTTGAGTGGATGGCAACGGGACGCTGGAAAACACCAGAGGGTAAATTATCCGCTATGATGCCAGGTGCTCAGCAAGCCACTCAGCAAATACAACAGCAACAGCCAGTTGGTGCTACGTCATCCGACCAAGAGTCTTTCCTTAAGGGTATGTTGATTGGGATGGGGTATGGACAACAACCACAAGAAACAACAGAAGATAAAATGAAACGTGCACTGTTGAGCGATATACTCAAGCCGACCGAAAGTTCCAGTCAAGCATTTTTAAACAACTTCTTGTCATCCAACCCCTTCTTCAACAACCCATATCTTGCTTAATTCAGTGCATTTATAATTGAAAACATACGGAAATAAACAGTGCAGCTGTCAGATTTTGACAAAAGTAGAGTCCGGTATCATCTGGGCTACTTCACGGTTTCCGTGCCGGCGGGTGATTACGCTCGTCTGGAAGAAGCACTAAATACAGTTCCGGATTCTTACTTCTACAATAAGATCATCATCCAGATTGGACGATGTGACACAGCAGAGAAGAAGACGGAAGTGGCGACTTCGCCTTCGACTCGGCTGGAGAGCATTGCTGGTGACGTTGACCGTACAATTCGGTCAAGCAATGCCAAAGAGGCTCTCAAGGTTTGGGATGAGATCTATCTCTACGAAACGAATCGATTAGCCCAAATTCTTTACGTTCCTAACTACAAAGATCCGTTCCAGGCTCGCTACCGTTACGAACGCTCTGGTGCTGAATTCATCCAGGCATTACCTGGCCCTGCTGACACTGCTGTTGGTTCTAGTCTTTATTTAAGTGAGGTTTGGAGGTAGTTATGCCGATCGGATTTATTGGCCCTGCTTTGCAAGGCGCACGTTTAATTGGCGGAGCTGCACAGCTTGGTCGTTACGCCTTGGGACTTGGCTCATTGCTTGGAGCAGGGCTTACTGGATCTGCGGCACAAAAAACTCCACGCGTTGGTAGTATTCCTCCAAGAGATAAAACAGGTGAATCCTATAGGGATGCAGAGCTTCGTTTATCGGCAGCAGCGCGTGCTATTGGAAGTCCTGCGCCTTATGCCAGTGTCGGTAGTGGGTCTTCTTTTGAGTCTCCAGCAGCTGAACGTGCTTATCAACAGGAATCCTCTCGTGTCGCTCAGTTGACAGCACAAGATCCTGAGCTTCAGCGTTACGAAGCTGCTCGTAAGATTGCCGCAGGGCCAAACGCAACACCTGCTCAAGTGCAGTCCGCAGAAGATATCGGCATGCAGATGTGGGCTAAAGCCAATCCAACCCTTGCAGCAAAAGTAAAGCCTGGCCAAGCTGGATACGAAGCCATTCAAGGTTTCCGCGCTGGTGAAGCAGCTCGCGCAGGACTTGGATTCACAACACCACAACAACTTGCGCCAACACCAACACTTGGAGCTGGTGCACCACAGGGATTACCTCAAGTCAGCTCCTTTGCCCCAACTCAGACATATGGCGCACAAGGTATTAGTGTCGACCCTGAATTGATCAAAAAGTTTCAAGGTCTTTTAAATCAAGCTAAGACTTGATTCCTTGGCATTGCTTTGCATGTAAGTCCAACCAGCTGGATAACGAATCTTTGATTCACGGAGGCCAGTGTTGTTGCTTTAAACCCATGATTCTCTGTCCTAATTTCGTCAAACGCCTTACCGCCAAATTAAGTTTGGTTGCCGCACTGCAAACAGTCTTTACACCTGGTCTTAAGGCAGAGTCAAATTGGGTAGGAGAACATTGATACAGCTATATCCACATCAACTGATGTTGTAACGAGAACGCAAGCACCTATGGCTGACCTGAAGTTTTTCCAACAATTTGCTGGTACTCCGGCCGGTCAGGGTTTGCTTCGTGCTATCCGCGCAGGAGAAGGGACAGCAGGTCCCAAGGGCTACCAAACCATGTTTGGTGGCGGCACTTTTAATGACCTAAGCAGGCATCCAGATCGTGTCATCAGGAGCGGTGGGTATGCCAGTGCAGCTGCTGGTGCATACCAATTTCTTCCCGGCACATGGAACGAAGTTGCAGGACGTCTTGGTCTCAAGGACTTCAGTCCTAGATCGCAGGATGTTGCTGCACTTGCCAAGGCCCGTGAACGATTAATGCCGCTTGGTGGCCTTGCTGTTGTTGAAAAAGAAGGTTTAAGTCCCAGGGTGGCAGCAGCTCTTGCTCCTGAATGGGCATCGTTCCCAACGATGTCTGGCAAGAGTTATTACGGGCAGCCTGTTAAATCTTTATCAACACTGCAACAGGCATTTGGTCAAGGAAGGACTGCTGCACCTGCCACATCTCAACCTGCCCAACAAGCTGCACAAGCTGTGCAGATTCCAACACCACAGGCCAAAGCAAACTCTTTGCTTGATATGTTTAAGCAGGAAGTAATGCTGGGACTGCTGAGCCCTGGAGTCAGTGCACTGCCAACATCCGATCCATTCAGCCTCCTTGGCTTACTTGGACGTTAACATCTATAATGGATAAAAATAGGATCTAATAACGTGTCTAGTAGCAGCACAAACAAACAGCCATTACTTATTGATCGGCCGTTATACGATACTGTCCGTGTGACAACACAGACTGTTGGTAGTGCTTCTGCCAATACGTTATTTGTGCAGGGCGGCCAAGCTCCATCCATCCTGGTGGACATGGATGCCAACCTGAGCGAAGACAATAACAGTGGCGGTGTCGTTGATTCGATTACCATTACGCGTAACGATTTCTATCGTGCAGCTGATTACACTGTCAATGCATCGACATCCGGTACGCCCATCTCTTTGGTGAGCGGCCAGATTGTCTTTGTTTCTTCTACAGGTGTACTGACTGGTTCCGGTGCTCCTTACAGCGGTTACGGTTACTACACTTACACCGGTGCTTCCACGCTGACCGGTGTTAATACTGCACTCAATTATTCGGGTGCTCAAACATCCGGCTTTGAGTACAAGGGTGTTGCTTACGGTTACCAACCAGCTGTTACCTTTGCGTTCTACCAGACTCGTAATACCACCACGCCAATTCCTGGCTCCGGTGATTACCGTCTGATCTTCGCCAAGACACTTCCTGCCAACAGCGGTACTGTCGATTGCGCTGATGTGATGCCTCAGCTTGCAGTACCTGTTGCACAAGCCGGTAATACCAACGGCCTTGGCCCCACAGCTCCTCTCCGTAACAAGGGTATTTACTTGGAGCGCGGCGACCGTATTTATGTTGGTGTGTTCCCAGACGCAGCGAATCCCTCTGGTTACACCCCAGGTGCTCACGTTATTGCTCAAGGCGGATTCTTCTAAGCCATGGCTCCCGCACTGGGAAATACCTTTGGCAATTTCGGCACATCAAAACCATTTAAATTAAATGGTGTTAAGCCGATCAGAACTGAATTTTCAAAAGGCAGTGTCCAGGGTTCTCTGTATGCTGTCAACCGAGAATCTGCATGGACTCGTTGGCGCCGTGGTTACGAGTTAGCTACGGCTCTCAGTGTTAATAACAATTACGAATATTCATTCACATATCAAATTCCACTGCCTCCAGGCGTTCAAACTGTTGGCCCAAATCAACCGTCAATTCCTGGCGTGTTCCAGGGATTCCCAACTTTCAACAAAGAATTTGGTATGCACTGGGCTGGCACCCGCGTGGCGGGCAGCCTGCGTATGGACAATATCAAGCAATCAGTATTATTAAGTACAGATTATTGGCCAAATCTTCAATTTGAAGACTACGAGAACCAGGGTCAATTCTTTGATGAAGACACCCGCATTTCGTCGCAGCCGGCATTTATTGAATCAGTAACAGAAGATGCTGATTACTGGTATGTGAAATTGGCAGGTGGCTGGAGCCAATCCAATCCACTTCCTCCTCCACTTTATGTTCCAGTCCCAGGTGTACCTGGTGGACTAAAGCCAATCAACGGTGAAATCCTGGAAGACCGCATTATTACAGCGGGTGGTGTTCCAATCACCAGGGATACGATTGATCCTGCAACTCAAAAGCGTTATGGCTACGTTCAAGCCGTCTTAGTTAACACAGATCCTTTCACTGGAGTCTTGACGCTGAAGAAGCAGGGTTCCGTTGAATCCACACCAGACCGTGAGTTTATTACCCCTGCAACCAGACCACCTGCCGTGGGTCGTTACCTGATGACGGGTACGCGTTACTGTTGCTCATGCCAGGACTTTACGCGTCGTGATTACGCGTACATGACAAACCTCAACGACCGCAAACAGCGTTACTTCCCACGCACCAACCTTGCTGCATTGAAACCTGGTCGTTACGAAATCATGAAAGATCGTCGTGGTAACGTTGATAACCGCGCCATGACATCTGCGAATGAAAATCGCAACATGACAGTCATCTCACCAGATCCTCAATACAATATTCCACCAGCTATCACGCCAAATTCATCAACAGTTCCTGGAGCTAACCGAGACAATCCTGGTGTATTCCGTGATTTTGGTTCCATGTATTTACGGACAAGCAATCCGTCTTTACCTGGATCCAGAGCAGATGGCATGCCGGATTATGAAGACTATTCAGCCGTTGGTAATGTTATTACCTCATTGACGGACACGTGGACACCACTGCTGGATGAGATGCGTTACTGCAAACACATCTATGCATTGAAGTTTAAGGAAGGTGTGTTTCCACCGGAGCCGTCTGATTTCCCAGTTGATGTCGGCAGCATGGCTGAGTGGGAGCAAAAACTTGTAAGTGACACAGAAGATAAACAAGAGAAAGTTAATAGAGAGCTTGCGTACAATTCATTGGCTTATATGGATGTTCCTCCGTACAACTGTCAAGCACCAATGATGATGCCGATGATGCAAAAACTGTTTAACGTCCCATCGACATTTGTGTTGATGCAGGGCTTCACAATGTACGACAAAGATGGTTTGCCGTATGTTCCATCGCTCGGACAGAAACCGGGTCAGTGATAGTAAAATGACTAAAGCATAGATGGTATAAAGACGCAGCGTGTTACTTCTTACTTCAACCAGTGACATCATCCAGCTTGTTGCGACGGATGCAACGCAGCTTGAAGTGCACGCATCGTATGTCGATAATGTCTCCGGTGTTGTAAGCCCTGGCCGTCAAAACACCACTGTTACCGTCAGCGGTGTCAGCACTGTTGTTACGGCTCCTGCTGCAGGTGTTCAGCGCAATATCAGAACAATGGTCGTCCGTAATGACGACCCATCTAGCTCCAATAACGTTCGTGTTGATCATGTAGATGGCACCAGGACCGTAACCCTGTGGTACGGCAATCTTTCAGCCGGAGAAGAAGCGATCCTTAGTCAAGAAGGCACCTGGCATTCTTATGACGTCCAGGGCCTGGAAAAGAACTACAACATGATTGGTGCCACCGGTGCTGCCGGTGATCCTGGTGGTCCGACTGGTGCTACAGGCCCTGTTGGTGCTACAGGTGCAACAGGTGTTCAAGGTACGATCGGACCAACGGGACCTTCTGGCCCTGCTGGTGCTGATGGCGCTACAGGCGCTACGGGTCCTTTAGGTTCTACTGGTGCAACAGGCGCTGGTTCAACAGGTGCCACAGGTATTGCTGGTCCCACCGGAGCAACTGGTACGCAAGGCTCAACAGGTGCTACAGGAGCACAAGGTTCAGCCGGTGTTCAAGGTGCAACAGGTGCAGATGGCGCCACAGGAGCAACCGGAGTCCAGGGCTCTACAGGTCCCACAGGAGTAGAAGGTCCCACCGGAGCCACAGGTGTTGCCGGAGCTACAGGAGCCACAGGTTCTCAAGGTGCCACAGGTGCTACTGGCGTTCAGGGTGCAACTGGTGCTACTGGCGTTCAAGGTTCCACAGGCCCAACAGGTGTGGGTAGCACAGGTGCTACTGGCGTGGAAGGACCAACCGGTGCCACAGGCATTCAGGGTTCTACAGGTGCCACAGGGGCTGGAGTTACAGGTGCCACGGGAGCCACAGGTATCGCAGGTGCTACGGGTGCTACAGGTGTTGCTGGAGCTACTGGAGCTACTGGCGCTACGGGTGTTGATGGTGCAACAGGTGCTACCGGTATTCAAGGTGCAACAGGACCCACGGGAGTTGACGGTGCTACTGGGGCCACAGGCGTACAAGGAACAACAGGCCCAACGGGTGTTGGAACCACCGGTGCTACGGGTGCTACGGGTGCAGCTGGTATTTCAGCATCTGGACGTATTTGGTACTTCTCTCAAACCAACTCAGATATCAGTGGATACGAAAGCTTAATTCCTGATATTCCCGACAGCGCGCCACAGGATGACATGACTGCTGTTGTTAACAGCACCAGCGGTGAAGTCTTAATTGAAGAATTTGCAACTGCATCAGGTGATCCAAACTTAGAAGAATTACCTACAGGGGAATACACAATCCGGTTTTGGGCTTACGTTTCTGATGCGGCCGGCGATTCGAGACTTGTTTTTCGCATTTACAAGCGCGACACAGGAGGCACTGAAATTGAAATTTTCTCTGTAGAGTCCCCTCAAATTGACGCTACCGCCGAAAATTACTATACAGAACTCAACGTTTTAACGACTCCATATACTCCGCTTAGCACTACAGATCGAATTGTCACAAAGGTTTACGCTAAAACAACAAATACAAGTAACACTACAGTCCACTTCCTGCACTCTGGAACAACACCAAGTTCCTGGCTAACAGCCATCACACTTGGTTACGTCGGTCCTCAAGGTGCCACTGGACCCACAGGTGTCGCAGGTCCCACAGGTGCAACCGGTGCCACAGGTGTTGCTGGCTCAGATGGTGCTACAGGAGCTACAGGTGCTACTGGTGTTGGTACAACTGGTGCCACAGGAGCTACTGGTGTTGCAGGTGCTGACGGAGCCACAGGTGCTACAGGTGCTACAGGCGTAGGTACTACTGGTGCTACTGGACCCACAGGCGCAACTGGGGCTACAGGTGTTGCTGGCAGTGATGGTGCCACAGGAGCAACGGGCGCTACCGGTGTTGGTACCACGGGAGCGACTGGTATTCAAGGTGCCACTGGCGCAACAGGAGCCACGGGTGTCGCTGGAGCTGACGGTGCCACTGGTGCCACGGGACCTACAGGTATTCAAGGTGCTACCGGGGCTACTGGCCCAACTGGTACGGCAGGAACAAATGGTGCCACAGGAGCTACGGGTGCGACGGGAACTGCTGGTACTGACGGAGCTACTGGCGCTACAGGTGCAACAGGAGCTACGGGTGTTGGCACCCCTGGTGCTGATGGTGCGACAGGGGCTACCGGAGCAACAGGCCCAACTGGTTTGACGGGAACAACAGGTGCTACTGGCCCCACAGGCGTTGGTGATCCTGGTGCCACAGGCGCCACGGGACCTACTGGAGCCACGGGACCTACTGGTGTGACAGGCGCCACTGGCGTTGCAGGGGATCCAGGCGCCACTGGAGCTACAGGCCCTGCTTCTCCTAAAGCAATTACTGTAATTAACCCAACAACAAGTGAAAAGATTCCACTGTTTTATACATCTACTGCAATTACAATTAGCCACGTAGAATCATTGGTTGCTGGAACATCCCCTAGCGTTACTTTTAACATTCGCCATAATGCTGATTTCAGTACAACAGGCACGCAGTTGATCAGTGGTGGCGTCACGACAACCAATACAACAACAGGTACGGCGACAACAACATTTGACAACCCGTCTGTTACAGGTGGTAGTTTTGTGTGGCTAACAACAACTGCGACCGCTGGTACAGTGGATCAATTTCACGTCACCGTTCTGTTCTGACTTATGACTGCCTGGACACTTGTTGCCGTTGGCGCAGCTTCTACAGCAAACGGCGGAAACCTTGCCATCACACTTCCGGCAGGTGGTCAGAAGGGAGACCTATATGTAGCTGTTATTGCCTACAGAAGTAACGTCGGTTTTACAGCTCCTACTGGTTGGACAATCCACGAAACGCAAAATACAGGTAACACAAGTACAACCACAAGTACGTCGATTGGATCTGGTTTGATTGCATCGATTGTTCGTGGTGATGCAGCACCGGCTAACACATTCACCAGAACACTGGGTGACATTGGACTTGGGCGTATTTTGATTTATAGGGCAAGTAATGGCATACCAGAGTTCATGGCGTCTTCCTCCAGTACTGCAGCAGCAAACGCAACGGCTCTTTCAACTGCAGCTATTAACGTCACCAGTAAAGATACGTTGATTGTTGCCGGATTCTGTGGAGCAGACAACACGACAGTTTCTGCGTTTGATGCGACGGATCCAAGTGTCGCAAGCGGCGCAACAAACACAACAACACAACCAACTGCTAACACCTGGTACGAACGTGCCGATTCAAATACCACCCTTGGCGCTGACACAACACTGGGTATTGCTGACGGGGTCAAAGCAACCACTGGATCTACAGGAAACATTATTTGCAGAGCGGTAGCTTCTTCTCGTCATGTCATGGTGGCAGCTGCTTTCTACGTGCCAAAACGCTATATTGCGGTGACATGATCACCGTAGATGGCAAAACCTCGTCTTCATTTGATTGGTATTTTTCATACCAAATCGCAACTTAAATATTCACACTGTGCTTTTACTGGCAAAGCATTGCGCTTTCCGCGCATGATGCAAGCACAAGGCTACGAAGTAATCGAATATTCCAATGGGACCAGCGAAGCAGGGTCATCAACTCATATACCAATCATCTCCGATACAGAATTTGACAACCTTTACAACAAACGAAAAGCAACCGATTTCTACGGTGATGATGCCACCATTGGCAGCGAGGGCCATCGCCTATTTGAAGACCGTCTGATCATCCACCTGAAGGGCAACCTGGAACCAGAGGACATCATCTGTCATCCATTTGGCCACGCTCATCAAGTACTAATGGATCACTTCCCTGATCATCAGCACGTTGAAACAGGGATTGGTTACCCGACCTTGATGCCGAAAAGCTATAGGATCTTTGAGTCATACGCCTGGATGCACTATCACCAGGGCAAAGAAAACCGCAGTGGGCGTAACTACGAGTGGGTGATTCCTAATTACTTCGACATCACGGAGTGGAAACCTAAATACAAAGCAGGTGATTACCTGGCATTCCTTGGGCGTATCTGCAGCCAAAAGGGTATGGACACAATCAAAGCCCTTGCAGACCACAGCCCCTGGCCAATCGTGCTCCACGGACAAGGAGATCCAACGCCCTGGAACCACCCCAACATTGAATATTGCGGTCCCATTCACGGCACCGAAAGGTCCGACTTTCTTCGCAATGCACGGGCTGCATTGATGCCAACGGTATTTACCGAACCGTTTGGTGGCAGTGGCGTAGAAGCCATGCTGTGCGGCACACCCTTAATTTCCGTTGATTACGGCGCCTTCACGGAGACCGTTATTGATGGCGTAACTGGCTTCAGGTGTCATACGCTCCAGGATTGGGTTGATGCCATCCACAACGCAGACACCCTCGATCGCCGCAAGATTGCCAACACTGCACGTCAGCGCTACAGCTTAGAAACCTGCGGCAAAATGTACGACCGTGTCTTCCAGACACTCAATGATCTTTGGCGTAAGGGCTGGTATGAACTACGTAATAACACTTGCCATAACACCCAGAGTGATTGAGGTTCGCAACATTACCTTTTCCGCCAATCCATTCGTCGAGTAATTCCTGGGTCAGCTCACAAGGATGTCCTTCGTGAGCTGGAATATCAATCCATTCAAATAGGCGCAACACTTTAGCTGCCTTCAACGCATTCCTGATGATCAATCCGGGATCATCCGTATGTTGCAGGCAGTTGTAAATCCATACCTCATCCCATCCACTCTCGTTGATATCTTCTCCCCTGGACACAAGAATATTGATGTTGTGTGCCAGGTAGCGATCGCGCGTCCACCTGGGATAAATAATTGGATCGACAACTTTTCCCTTCGTCAGATTAATTGTCTTGAGCAGCATTGATACCGGACCGGCACCAATGTCCAGTACACTTTTATTGCCTGCATCAAAACTGAAGTGAGCCCGCTTGATTCCCATCAAGCTGGCATAGACAAAATGCTTTTGCTCTTCATCGAACGTATTGCAGCAATCACCCCAATATGCTTTTTCAAATTCATAATCGTGTTCGGTACTCATACATTGATTGCTGAATTGTGGCATCTTAGCATTTTTAAAACGCATCAATTGTTATGGCAGATCCAGGCTTTGGTGATGTTGTTGACACCACTACCTTTCCATCCCAAGAACAAATCGATTCACGCAAGCGGGGCTTCAGCCCGATCAGTTACGACGGCACACCCGTCACCTATCACGCTGGCGATGTCGTCCATCTTCCGTACGGTGTGAACGAAACCTCCACAATCGAAGCAGTTGGCTTGGCATGGGCTGCTTTTGCCAGCGGCGTTGGTCCAGCGGAATGAGCAAAAATACTCACCAGCTAGAATCAACTTAAGTCTTAATAGACTTATTAAGGATTCCTTTAACCACTTCCGCTGGTGCGCCCTGAGAGATATGGTGGGCGTACTTCAGTTCATTACAGCCATGGGACATTCCCCTCCACTGGACCAGCGCATCGTGGATGATTACTTCCACCTTGATTCCCGCCGCTCCACCAAGCCTGTAGCTTGGCTTTACGGCATGGTCGCCACCTTTGGCATCACTCCAGATCAATTCCGCGACAAAGAATGGTCTTGGCAAGGTGACGCCATATTGTTTGCCGACAAAAAGCGCCCTGTCCGCCCACTTCACCCACAGTGGGTTTCTTTGTTTCAACTCAAAGAAAAGCAGCCCCAGAACATCTGGAGCTGCCTTGGTCCCCTTTGTTCGTCCTTGTATCGAGCGATGGCGTATCAAGACGTCAAGCTAAACGTGACGGACTTAATCCTGGCCCATCGTTTACGCAAGAGTTTTTACCATAAGCTCAAGCAGCCATCTCAGCAGGTTGCTCCATCTTACGCAGCTGTTTCCTGACTGCATTCACATTCCAGCGATAGCCATCCCTGGAACGTGTCTCCGGAAATGCGGCATAGTGCGGACCAAGCTTCAGGGTGCCGTCGTCGCGGTACTTGAAGAGAGTCTTGCGGTCAATGCCCAGAAGCTCCTCAGCTTTCTGGATTGACACCCATCCGGTGCTCTGTGACATGGCGCGTGTAACGCTTGCCTTCGCAGCATATCGATCCGTCAAGACCCATTGCGTTTCTTAATCTAAATTTCATACCTGCGTTGCAGTTCTTTATACATGTGTGGAAATTAGAATAAATTAACGGCAATTAAATAGCATGTTTTGCAACCAGCATGAGCCCCTTGCCCTGCTAGTTGAACTGACGCCAAAACTTGCAAAGAAACGATTTAGAGAAAGTATATATCAAGCCTGGGACTATAAATGCGGTTACTGCGGCGATGCGGCGACAAGCTTAGACCATGTCATTCCCCGCTTCAAGTCTGGCTCCTCCAATCGTCACAACTTGATCCCTTGCTGCCGTCGTTGCAATTCCAACAAGGGATCTAGTGAAATGCGTGAATGGTTCCAACAACAATCATTCTTTTCTTCTGAAACTCTTGATAGGATTAACTCCTGGTGTCAACAAGAGACAGCTTTCATTTTTGGTGAAGTTTAATGGCAACTTGGAGTCCTAATGGTTGGTCAACATTCAAGCTACCAACAGAAGGGGTTGATGAGCAAACTGCATTAATCAATACAAAATTAAATGCCTGGAGCCAGAGTGCTGTCAATTATTTATCCAACTCGGCACCCGGAACGTACGTCTACACGCGTGACAGTATTCCAACAAAAGAATTAAATGAGCTCGTAGGAGAAGGATTGATTGATCAGTCAGTGGCTGATCGATATCTTAATGCAACTAAAGAAAATTTTAGAGACTATTACTCGCAAACAATCGTTGCGCCATGGGATGCAAGCCTGGGACTAAAACCCCCAGCTGGAGAGTTTGATGCAGCGTATTATGGCTCCAACAATCCCGATGCTGTTGCCAAGTGGGATGATGCCGTAAAACGTGATGATCTTGATATCATTCAACGTTACTCCAAAGACAATTACCTACTGCAGGATTACACAAGACGAACACTGGCCGGTGAAACAATACGTGCCAATGCAGAGACACCACTCACATCATCTACTGCATACCAAGAAAAACTGACGGATGCCGAGTACCAGGCGTATCGTGATCAGATTCTGGGCCTTGCAACACCAGAGCAACCAACCACTGCCCTGGAGCAAGAATTACAAAAGACAATCAGCACGCTGGATCAACAAAAGCAACGTGTGTTTGGTGCTTTAACCCAGGATGTTCTTAAGCAGACTTTGAGTGAAATCAAAGCTGCAAAGATGAAAGAAAGCAATATGGATATCATGAAGAGCTTGACAGGCTTTGAGCAAACCGCTAATGCCAGTTCTTCTCTTGTTAATTCGTTATTAGGGGATTCAGGCATCGGTGGAATTTTGTCGCTTGGTGGCGCAACAGAAGAAGAAGCAAAGAATCAAATTGCATCTTTAACAGGTTTAAAAACATCTAATTCAGTTATTTACAACTGGCAAAACTGGTTTGATAATGTGTTATCAAAACGTTACAACGAAGGTCTGACTCTACAAGATCCGGTGAACGCAGACGTTCAGTACCAGGTAGATAAAGACTTTGCAGCGAAGTTTGTCACCGAATACCTGAAACCACGTTTTGACACATCCAAATCGATGGATGAGTTTGTCAGCTACATTGACGTCAAGCAAGGAGAGGAAAATATCTTCCAGACGCAAAACGTTGCACTCAGTCAGAACGCTCTAGATTCATTGAGGACACTTGCTGATACACGTGCTAAAGCATACCTAGATGGCATTCAAAACAAGGCTGCGTTAAATTTTGATCCTACTTTTTATTTTAATCCAACCGGAAAC